AATTTAACTTAGAACAACTTGTAAAAAGGCGCGGAAATAAAGGCTCATACGTCCTTGATGGCGTAAAAGCAAAAGAAGCACACTTTTTCAACATTGACTCTCGTGGTGATTATGAAGTCGAGTTATCCATTACGTCTTGGACGGGATATTCAGATAGAGGAAATTTCCAATTTTTCTATAGCGATGGCACGAATATTACCGATATAGCGTCCCAATACAATAATTCTGACGTACACATCAATAAGACGTACAGACTGCACACTTTGCCTTCGATGGACATAAAGTATATCGGGGTATATGTTGCGGCTCCCTCTCCTATAGAAATGCACGTGGAATTTCGGAAGTTGGCTTCGAGTACTCCTGTATATCAGTCAGTTTATGATGGAAAAGATACGACGAAAGTAAACGCTTATGCGTACAACTTACAAGCCGGAAGAACATACCGTATTGATATTGATTCCTCCGAAGCTACGTTTAATAATGTTGGCTCAATCTATGACAAGTTTGGCGTTTATCATGTTTCAAATGGAACATCAGTCGATGACGTAAATACAAATGTTTTGCCTTCAATTTATTTTATAAAGGCTGTACAGAACGAATGCTACAATATTGGTTTCAGATGTGACTCAGGAACAAAAATTAAATGTGCGCTCACGGATGTTACGGAAAACTATGTAGAAGTTGTAGATACTAATGACTTAGTGTGGTCCGGTTACTACGTTGACAGCACTAACGGCAATCTCACGGAGTCCTCCCAAAATTCCTCGACGCAATTCGAGGTTGACGGTATTGCCCACATCGATATAGTAATGAGTCATAGCACGAGCGCTCAAGCGCATCCGGGGAGCGGTCTTGCCTTCTATGATGAAAAGTTTGTTTATATTTCCGGCTTGTCGATTGACGGTCAAGCCGCGGAAAAAGGATATAAGACGTACACGGTCGATGTCCCTTCTAATGCCAAGTATTGCAGAGCGAACATTTACAAAGAATTTCTCGATAAGTTCAGCGTTGTTGGTATTCCTTCGAACCCAACCGATTATGCTAATAGGGTAAAGTACGCTCCGCGACTCTTCTTCGGTTCATTGCAAACGTACATTTCGGAAGCCACAGCAGACGCTTTGACTCTTATCAATGACATCCCTACAAGTGAGCTATATGAGAGATATGACGAGCTTGTTTCCACTTATCCACAGTGGTTTTCACGACAAAATGACCTTACTACAGTGACGAGGGTCGAGGATTCGGAAGAATTTGTCATCCGTTCTTACCGAATGTCTTACAACCATATGGCGGCACTCGACCATGAACCTACAAACGTGGAAACGATTACAAGTGAAAATAACAAGTGGATGGAGGGCAACAGTCCAAGAAAGCTTCTTATTATTAGCGGTATGCACGGAGAAGAAAAGGTGCCTACGTGGGGCTTGATGCTTGCACTTACGGAGTTAATGACCTCCGACCATCCGAATGCTCAATTTATCCGTAATAACTTCATACTTGAAATCGTGCCGTGTCTAAATCCTGCCGGATGGGATATGTGCAGGAGAGGTAATTGTAACAACAAGGTCTTGAACCGTGCAGAAGCAGAAAACGAGCCGGAAACGCTTGCATATATGGCGTGGATTGAAGCAAACAAAGACGCTTTCATGCTAATGGATTTCCACGGCACACAAGGGCGTTATGCTTATACGCCAGTAAACATTCGCGAACCTATGGCAAACGCAGTGATGCAAGCCACCGAGCGCTTGTCTGCTGCTCTTTTCAACAATACGGCGGCATTTTACTCCACGTTTGACCCTTATTACGCAAGTCAATACAAGCCTTACATTATATCCAAGTACAGCACGTCTTGGGAGCGTTCAAGCCTTGCGGTCCGCATGTTCCAAGATTACGGAATGTTAGAGTTTGCGATAGAAACGCCCGACAATATCGACACTGGAGCCATTGAACGTAACGACAAGCGTCTATGCAAAGTGACGAAACAGTTGTTTTACAATCTAGTGCCGACAATCGGAAGCTTGCAGGGTGATTTTATGTTCAAGTAAGGTAATTAGAGGATGTTAAGATGCCAACTACTTCCGAAAGCAAAGAATGGCGCAAGTGAGGTAAACGATGCAAACGGAACAGCTAATCCCTGTTATCATTGCCTTCCTCGTAGCTGCTACAGGCTGGCTGAAAAGCCATACCGAGGTCAAGGCCGTTCAGCGTGCGCGTGAGGAGACGAAAGCCGAACGCGACACGCGAATTGCCCTGCTTGAAGCCAAAGTCTCCGAAATGGACAAGCGTCTCGAAGAAGGTAATAACCGCTTCGAGCGCTTCGAGAAAGAGTTGAAAGAGACGAACGGCATGTTGAGAGAGCTTATCGGCATGCTCAAGGGTTCACGTTCAATAGCGCCTGTCAGCACTCTCGATGACGTTGTGCGCAGGGAAGGCTGATTTCCATGTGGCTGATGATGCTCTTTGCCGTTGTTGGCGTGATTATCGTAGAGCTTACCGATGATAGATAAGCTGCTATCGACAATCACGGCAATCGCCATCACGGTATTGGTGAGCTACATGGTTTGGACAATGTAGCTGCTGCGTTTTATTGCAATAAAGACCCCTTCCGAGGGGTCTTTTTTTTGTGCCTAGAACACGGGCGTCTTTGGGTCTCTTTAAGCGTATTTGAGCGTATTTGAGTGTATGGCGCAAAAGCCGCATGGCGGTATGTATCTTCATTCCCGAGATGATACTACAGCTACCGTTCGACACGCCAAGCAAGAAGAACAGCCGCGTCACAGACACGCGGACTGGTCGGACGTTCCCGAACAAGAAATTCAACGAATGGCACAAGAAGGCCGCTATGTGGGTTATGGCGAATTACCCACGCCTCGAAAGGTTCGGCGCCGATACTCCCGTCACGGTGAAGATGTCGTTCACGCACGGCACCATGAGAAGGTGCGACAGCGACAACAAGGTTTCGAGCATCCTCGACCTGCTTGTCGATCTGCGCATCATTGCCGACGACAACTGGACGATAGTGCGCCGTATCGAGGTGGAGAACAGCTACAAAAAGGACGCGCCTTCCTGCACGGTGGAGATAGTACCTCACGAAAGGGTTTAGAGAACCGGCGCGGAAACACCGTGTCGGACATTGAACAAGCCAACTGAAAGGAGATGATAAGATGGCTTACGAAAACAACGACAAAGAATACGCCTCCAAGGGCGTTGGCACTGCCGGACTCACGACCGGCATCATCGGCACCGTTCTCGGTTCCGGAATCCTCAACAACGGCCTCGCCGGGATTTTCGGCGGCAACCAGAACCCGGCAGCAAGCCCGGTCTATCAGTTGTCTCAGAAGGACAACGAGATTGCCTTGCTGAAGGCCCAGCAGTACAGCGACAACAAGACGTTCGCCCTTGCCGAAAGGGTGGCGAACCTTGAAACCAAGGTTGTCGCGATCGAGACCGCCGCTCCGCTCCGCGACAAGATTCTCAGCGACAGCATCATCAACCTGCAGGCGACGCTCTCGCGTATCGCAGTCACGATGGTGCCGAACTACGCTCTTGCTCCGGGCTACGGTCCCGCCATGGTCGGCCCGATGCCGCCTCCGGGTTTCGCATTGCAGCCGATTGCCAACAACGGCACGGCAACTCCTGCCACCACGACTACGGCACAGGCCGCCTAACATTGCTGGAGGTAGCGAATGAAGATTACGCTTGAAAAGGCGATGGAAGCGCTTTCCGAATTCATGGGCGAACAGGTGAATACAATCCATGACCCTGTGAAGCGTTCCGTCGGTCTCTTCGTCGTCGGTGCTCTCAGAAAAAATCCGGAAGGCTTGATGTCCAAGGCCCGTTCCTGGCTCGAAATGGCCGGAGTCGTTTCTGACGACATGGTCGATGTGGACGTTTTCAAGGCGGGGCTTGACAACATCTTCGCGAACGAAACGAAGGTATCATACCTCGGATTCGGTATCAACGAAGGTGAAGCCGCCAACCTCGTCAAGAAAATGATGTCCAAGGCGCAAACTGCAACCGTTACCGTCACGGAGGTTGAATGATGACCGAGAAGATGAAAGAAACGCTCGAAAGAACCGAACGAGCCCTCTGCATGCATCTCGCTGTCCTTGACGGTGATGTTGAACGTGTGGAAGGACACGTCGAAAACCACATGGTCATAGATGGTATCAAGGACTGCACGACGGCCTTGAAGAACATCTATAAGATCATGGCGCTTGCTAACGGGAACGAATCTGCAAAGCAGACTGCCGCAACCGTCACGACCGTGAAGCAGTGACCGAAAAGCCTAGATGCAAAAAAGGCGACCTCCGCGAAGGGGGCCGTCTTTTGTTTTGTGTTTACAAAATTTTACAAAATAACTATTGCGTATAGAGTATATATTTTATATATTATATATAGAAAATAACGAAAAAGAGGATAAAATCATGACGAAAATCGAACTCTACATCAAAAGACCGAACGGAAACACTGAAATCGTCGATGTAAGCAGCAAGTTCCCAGGACTTGGAAAGGCTATCCTCGTAAAGATTAAAGATGCCACGAAGAAAGCTGGAAAAGGTGATGTGGAAAAGGCTGTAATCACTCGCGATTGCAGCAATATCCAAAAGCTCATGCGTAACTACAACAATGTAAATAACGAAGGCGGTGAAGGTTATATGCCGGAACCGGAATATTTTATGGCTTTGCCTCAATATAAGACATGGACTGAAACCGAAACGATTTACGCTTAAAAATGGGGGATAGTATGATCAAGACCGAAACAAGACATTTTGAAGAAGATGGGTGGAATAAATTCTGGAATTTGCCAGACCGAAGCCACGATTACAATGTTTTTGTGAACGATGACGGTCGCGAAGTCGATTACGATTTTGTCGAACGCAAATACGGCGAAGCGACCGAAGAAAATGCCCAAAAGTTTTTCGACGAACAGGCGAAAAACGACGAAGAAGATTGGAAAAATAAAGAAGGCTGGGAACTCGTCGATGAATGCTGTAAGCCATTTTACACACGATAAGGAGGTCTTGAAATGTGGATTGTAAAATACAGAGTCAAGGGTAAAGCTCAGTTGTACGTAAAGAGCTACGACACAAACGACAAAGGGCAAGCCGAGATGATGTTTTGGGGCGATTGGTATGGAAAACGTCTCGAAGTGTCGCCTGATGACGGATTGGCGAAAATCGAATGCGTTGTAAAATCAAACGAAAATCAAAAAACACAGAAATTCTGCGTGGAGTTGGACTCAGAAACGCTGGAGAAGGCGAAGACAGAGGCGGTCAAGAGGGGCGTGGAGACCTCGATCGCCGGCAAGACTGGGCCGTTCATCCGATACCTGCTCGAATCCTACATCGCAGCGAAAAAAGAATAAGAGAGAGGCCGAAGCCTCCCTCTTTTGTTTTCGTCCTGGAGAACGAAAGGTATTGCAAAGTTAGTAAACTTTCGTGTCTATGTCATGTATCCGACCTTCTAAGCCAGAAATCACTTTTATATCGCATACGGAAAATAAATATTTTGCCGATGTAATGTCTTTAATTGCCTTGACTTGTACTGTAAGGATGATTTTTCCGTATGGAATATCGACAACTCGGATTAAGTGTTCAATCCTATCCGCGGCAATTCCAGAAAATTCTTTTTCGAATTTGCCAATACAAGCATGAGCCAATTCTTGACATAAATTTTCAAAATACTCTTTACTCCTTCTGTATGTCTGTGAGAATGCGATGTGTGCGTTCATCGTTTCCGCGCCCGGCTTGTAGTAGTCTTCCTTGTCGATGGAGGTCATGGGATTCTCCCTATAATAGCCATTGTGCTTTAGAAAGCGTCTCGATTATCATTTGCATCTGCCTTGCGGAAATCCACAGGCTTAAATTTCGAGAAGATACGATGTCACCTCCATTTCTGACATCGAAGAATACTAGCGGTCTATCGTCGTTTTCTTTGTCCGGCTCAGAGCGAAACATCAGACGCGGTGGGTGATTCCATTGACCTGGATTATTCTCGTCTTCCTCGTCGAAAGTATCAAGAGCTTGCCACCAGCCCGATCCTTTTATTAACAAAGCCATCGCAGTGACAACGGGCATTTTCATTACATACTCTCTGTCCGTATTGCAATAAGCCGGAACTATCGCTTCAACAATATCTTCTATTTCCATTTTCATGCCTTTTTCTTAAATTCTTTAATGATCCGCTGTAATTTGTGATAATTGAAATCTATCTCTCCAGGGTCTTCGTCGTAGCACATGTTCGCGTCTTTTAAAGGACAATTTTCACAATTAGATAAATTTTGATTGCATACTTCACACCAATCGTGTGTTAAATCCTTGGATGTGCATATTCCTATTTTTTTTCCCATTCAGACGCCTCATCAATTTTTACAGGTTGCAGCTTGAATTTAAGCGGTTTAAACTTATCCGCATTATCCATGTATTTCAGTAGGTTCAATGCCTGAGCGAGCACAAATGACGACTTTCCGAACCGCTGCGATTTTGGAAATTTGCTTGCGTAGGTGAAATATTCCGAATAGTTGCAATCTTTTGCTTTTGTCACGAAACTAGAGAACGCTTTATAATTTCTTCTTAATATTTCGAACATGCCGAATTCAATTTTATGTTCGATTCGGTTTACTTTACTTTCAAAATTCAACTCGTCTATGGTTATCATTTTCACGCCTCCAGCTTCCTGCCGCACATCGGGCAAAGTTTGATTTTGAATGTTCCTGACATGCGGGATCCATCCGAGTTGTCAAAAACGATAGCGTTTTCCTTAATATCTATTGATGCGGTAGCATCTTCGATATTGCACTTAAATAAATCGGGCCCATGCCCGTCGAAGTCGTGGCAGTACGGGCATTTATTCTGTTTTGCGGTCTCGTCAATTTGCTCCGCTTTCTTGACGCGGATGTAATCTCGAAGTTGAGGCAACAATGATTCGTAGGATATTGGACCGACAATCGTAGATTGGTAGAACAAATTTTCAAGCCATTCCAACGAGTACGGCTCTATTTCCTTTTCAGAATCTTCCTGTATTTCCGGATAGCTGCTTTCGTCGTCCGTGACAATCACGAACGGACTGCCTTCTATCAAGATGCGGTAATATATAAGGTCGCCGGCTTTCCATTTTTCGTACAGGCGTTTGATGTACCCGAATTTCAAACCGCACGAATTGAGTTGTTGTTCGAACTCTTCCTTTGTTACGCACATCGGACCAATCATGAATTGCTGCATGTTAAACCTCCCTAGTCGTCCCAATGCCTGAAAATTCCAAGTGTGTCATCGTCACCGTTTTTGCCTTCTGCTTCACGCTTCCAGTAATCGCGTTCGTCTTCAAGTCTTTTGACTTTCTTTATGAGGTCGTCGATTATCTCGTCCTTGCTGCGCTTGGAATTTATCCAAAACTCGCCACCGCTACTATTGGCAGACGATCTTGCGGCAAGTCCGCTTTCGTAGCCTGGAGCACAAATGGAAGATGGTACGACGGGCTTGATGCAGTCTTTATCCTTTTCTATGATAGGGGCTTGCATAAATTCACTTCTGTAACTGACATTGTCTAGCCGTATATCAATATCGTCTTTATGCTGTCTTGCCGATTCCTGATGGGAGCCTTCTGCGCCATATACTCCAAGCTCTCCAGCGCACGACTTGGCGAACGAGGCCGCCTCGCTCATTTGGTCCGCCTTGAACATACGCAGTTCGAAACCGCAGGTAGTCTTGCCGTCCTTGCGTTCCATGCTTTTATCGAACATTACGAAAATTACCGGAAAACCGTTCACGTTACCGAACGCGGTCAATTGCCTGTCGATGTCTTCGTCTATTGCGTCGAGAACGGACTTTGTGGGCTGGAATATGTCTTGCCTATGCGGAATATCGAAGTGCGGGATTTCGTATTCTTTTGACTTCTCTAATGCGGATTGCACGACATAGGCCGTTGCAGACTCTGAACGAATACGACCAGTCCTTTTGACAAAATCTTCGAAAAGTTCAAAGTTGTTCCTAAAATCGTCAAGATTAGGTTTTCGTCCTTTCGCATGAACGAACTCGTCAATAGTCTGTTTTCTTGCCTTCGTGAGGCTGATTCCGGCCATTGCCTTAGCCATCGCGTCGTCGTTGTTTTTGTGTCCGCTGCCTGGATGTGGGCGGAGCATTTCGATGTAGCGCGGGTCTATAACTTTTTCATCATCCATCGTTGCGTTCCTCCGCTTCCTTCTGTTGATTCCTCGGTCCTCTAGGAACACCCTTGTCTGCACGTGGTGCCTTGTTCTTCGCTCCCTTCGGGCGTCCGCCACGCTTACCGTTCTCAGCCGAAGTGAGCTTCTTGATGTCGCTCTCGGCTTCCTTTTTTTTCGGGCCGTGGCTTACGCCCTTGTCGCTTCTTACCTTGGAGTTCTTCGACCCCTTCTGCCTTCCGGCAGCCTTCACTATGCCCTCCGCTACGGCGCAGGACACCATTTCCCTGACTTCGTCGGGGCTGAGTTCTTGTTTACATCTTGGACATTGTACCATGACAATAAAAATAATAAAAATAAATAGGTTTATCACATAAAAAATAAACCTACCTATAAAAAAAAGTGTTGCAATGGGATTGAATTTTAATTACATTACATTGAAAAGTATTCAACCCCATTAAACTCTAACCGGAGAAAATTAAATGGCATCGAACAAAATCCAGGTCAAGAACTTCAAGATTGAAGACGTCCACCCCTACGAAAACAACCCGCGTTTCAACAAGGAAGCGGTGAGCAAGGTTGCCAGTTCCATCAAGAAGTTCGGATTCAAGAACCCGATTCTCGTTGACAAGAACAACGTCATCATCGCCGGCCATACGCGCCTCGAGGCCGCAAAGAAGCTCGGACTCGAAGAAGTCCCCTGCATCGTGGCGAGCGACCTCACCGAAAAGCAGGCGAAGGCCCTCCGTCTCGCGGACAACAAGGTAGCGGAATTTTCGAGCTGGGACTACCTCAAGCTGGACGAGGAACTGAAGGCCCTCGGCGACGCATTCGACTTCTCCGACTTCGGTTTCGGCGGTGCACTCGCCGATGACAGCTTCGGCGCGGGACGTTCCGCGGGCGGTTCGTTCGTGGAAACGGACGACATACCGGACGGTTCCGACGAAGACTTCCACGAGGAAGGCTCTCTCCCGCAGGAATTGCAGGGTGTGGATATCGCCGCCGATGACCTGCCGAAGATCCAGGGTGACGACCAGACGGCAATGCAGCGCGTCATTATCTGCTACAAGCGTGAGGACGAAGGCAAACTTGCGGCTTAACTCGGCTTGAAGACAATCGACAAGGTCGTTTACCCGTTGGACGAAATCCCGGCTGCAAAATAATTGATGTGTAGAAGAAAGACATGCGTTTTCATAACTGGGACGAACGCCGTTGGGAAAACAACCTTGGTAAGGGAATTGATCCACCACTTCGGCGGTATTAAGAAAGTTGAAAACAACGTGACTTACTGTAACGAAAGCACAGTATGTTTCGCCGGTAAGTACAGGGAGGATTCAAAGTTTGGCGGGGTTGATTCCATAAACACGTCAATACTTTCTGATGTGGTGGTGACTGGCCTTCGTTCATCTGATATAATATTCTGCGAAGGTTCATTCATGAACTCTTTCGGCTTGAACTTGCAAAAAGCGATGTTCCAGGCGAAACGTAATATCGTAATCACTCTTTATTCCAGCCCGAAAACGATTTACAGCCACTTGTTCAAAAGAAACGGAGGGGATGTCACTTCTGATTTTGAACAGATAATGAAAAAACAAAAGGGCGCTTTTTCGGCCGCGAAAAAATGGCGTTCTATAGGTGTGGAAGTATTCACTATAGACACGGGTAAACTTTCAATCCAACAGGAACTTGAAGCCGTGTTGAAAATAATTTCGGAGAAATAAAAAATGATGGAATGTGAAACAGGATATGCTTCGCCTAGATGGTCCGGCGAAATCGCCGACTGTTCCATGCCGATGACATTTGACACTTACAGCAACTGTTCCTTCGGTTGCAAGTACTGCTTTTCGCAGTTCCAGCGTGCGCTCGGAAATTGCGGTAAGTCTTACCTTGCAAAGAAAGTCCGTTCTGTAAATGTTGAAAAGGTGAAGAGGATGTTCCTTGAACCGGAAACGTCGCAGTTCGGCCCCTATATCCAGCAGAAGAAAGTCATGCAGTGGGGTGGGCTTCCTGACGAGTTCGACGGGTTCGAGCGCAAGTATGGAAAGACCCTCGAATTACTCCGTTTCTTCAAGGAAATAAACTATCCGCTCTGTTTCTCCACGAAGTCTACATGGTGGACTAAGGACGAACGCTACATGGAACTTGTGCGCGGGCAGAAAAACTGGAATTTCAAGTTTTCCATTATCACTCTAGACGAGAAGAAGGCCCGCGTGATGGAAGAAGGCGTCCCGTCACCGATGGAAAGGCTCGAAGCGATAAGGCGTATTTCGGAAGCGAATTGCGGCGGCGCCACGTTGCGCCTCCGTCCTTTTATTTTGGGAATTTCAACGCCTACGTACATCGACTTGATCCACGAGGCTGGTCAGCGCGGAGCAACGGCGCTTTCCACGGAGTTCTTCTGCATGGAGCAGCGCAGCAACAACTTGAAGGCACAGCGCCAGCTCTTCAAGGACCTTTGCGGTTTCGACCTGTTCGCCTTCTACAAGAAATACTCCGTCGGCTGCGGATACCTGCGGCTCAACAAGAAAATCAAGAAGCCTTTCTTCGACAGGATGAAGGCAATCTGCGACGAGTACAACATGCGCTTCTACGTTTCCGACGCGCACTGGAAGGATATGTGCCACAACGGGTCTTGCTGCGGACTCCCGGAAGACTGGAACTACAGCCGTGGACAGTTTGGCGAGGCTCTGCAGATAGCAAAGAAGAACGGAATAGTCAAGTATTCCGACATCCGCGAGGACATCGACAAGCTCCTTAGCGGCTTCCTCTACAAAAGGGCCGAATCATTCAATACCAATTCTTGCGAAAAAAGAGCTCATTTCGAAGGCATGACGATGGCCGACTATATGCACTGGCTTTGGAACAACCCGCAGGCGGGGCAGAACCTCTACAAGATGTTCGAGGGTGTCGTGCGCCCGGTCGGAAAGGACGAGAACGGCGACCTGATTTACAAGTACGTGGGGTAAATTCCTATGGACTACTCGCAGGTTCCGGTGATGAAGAAAATTCGGGAGCTAGAAGATGCTTTCAGCTCGTCCACAGTTGTTGTCGGCTGGGTTGACGGTAACGGCTCCGCGCAGGCGGCATACGCCAAGCTCATGGCGAAAAGGAAGACGGGGCTGAACCAGCCGGCGTCACAGATGCCCGCGTCGTTGGCTTTGATTGCAAGGACTCTGAATTACGGGCGCGAGGAAGGCGTGACAGCGGAAGGGCGTCGATACCCAAAGATACCCGCAAGACCGTTCATGACCTTCGCCGCCGAAATATGGGAACGCGAGTACCCGGAGATATTGAAGGCGTACCTGCCGAAGGTTCTCGGAGGAACGATGAGCGTCGACCAGCTCCTGAAGGTTATCGGCGAACGCTCCAAGGAAGCGGTGCAGAAGGCGATAAGGGAAGGAGAATACGCGCCGCTTTCGCCAAGGACAATCGCCGCGAAGGGAAGCAGCACGCCGCTAATAGACACCGGCCTCATGGTGAACAGCGTCACTTTCGAAATCAGGAGGGCATAAAGAATGTCTCAATTGGACCTATTCGGCAACGCGCCCGAAAGAAGGCCGTTCGTCGCCGATGGAATCATCAAGGTAGTCCGTCCGGCAAGGCTGCGCGGTGACGAAATTTTCCTCACGCCGAAGCAGCTGGCGAACAAGATCGGATACCATATCCAGACCGTTTACGGATGGAAGCGGAAACGCGGGATGCCTGTAAACCAGGCGACGTTTCATGGAAGCTGGACCGTCGAATGGCACGAGTTCTGCAAGTGGTGGAAAGAAAAAAAAGTCTAGACAGGAGTCATCTTGGATACAGGATTCAAGAAAGACGACGAAAACTATTTCGCACAACTCGGAAGGAAGGGCGGCAAGAAGTCCGTCATTGTCCGTCGTGAGCGCGGCGGAATACAGAAAATGGCGAAAGCTGTACTCGATACGCAATTCAAGCCGAACAAGAACCTAAAGAAAGCATTGGAGGGAATCGGTTTTGACGTAAAAGACAGAATATCGCTTTTGAAAGGGATCCTAGCAGTATTTTCGGGGAAAGCTCTTTCCGGCGATATAGTAGCAGCAAAGTTCGTGTTCGACATAGCCGGCTATACGCTCAATTCTCAAGAACGGGTTGCGAAAATAAAACTTCTACAACGGATGGCGGAAACTGGTGAAGACGAAGAAACTGTAGAAAAACCAGCTTTAGACCTTTCAGAAATAAGCAGGCAGGCGAAGGAACTCGGAATTTATTAAGAAACGGTATAATCTGTGGGAAAATACGAACCGACAAACGAAATGATCGAGCTCTCGAAGACGAACTTGATGGCATTCGTCAAGACGACTATGCCTTCATACGATATTGGTTGGGTTCACCGGGAAATTTGTGGGAGGCTGATGGATTTTTTCGTCAAGGTGAAGGAAAAGAAGTCTCCTAGACTTATACTCACATTGCCTCCACGACACGGAAAGAGCCAGATTGTCAGCCGCCATTTTCCTGCATGGTGTTTTGGTGTTGATCCGGACACGTCTATAATTTCCGCTAGCTATTCTGCGAGCCTGTCAAAGAGGTTCAACAAGAACGTACAGAACATAATTGATAGCGACACGTACAAAAAGATTTTCCCAAAAACGAGTTTTGTCGAACGTTTAGAGCGCGTGAAGTTCAAGAAGCGTAAGAAGTCTTACATAAAGACGATGGAGTTTTTCGAGATACCCGGCTTTGAAGGTTCGTTGCGTAGTGCCGGCGTTGAAGGCGGTATCACCGGCATGGGTTGCGACATCCTCGACATCGACGACCCGTTCAAGGACAGGAAAAGCGCGGACTCGCCGACTATACGTCAGGCCGTGTGGGACTGGTACACTTCCACGGCGTACACACGACTTTCTCCAGGCGGCGGGATACTTGTGACGGTAACGAGGTGGCACGAAGACGACCTTGTCGGAAGGCTTCTTGACGCGATGACGCAGGAAGGCGGCGACCGTTGGACGATAATCAACTACCCGGCAATCGCCGAACACGACGAACCGCACCGAAAGAAGGGCGAGGCCCTACACCCGAAAAGATACCCGCTCGAAATGCTCTACAAGATACGGAGCAACATCGGTTCATACGACTGGGGATCACTTTACCAGCAGCACCCGACACCGCGTGGCGGCGGCGTGTTCAAGAAGAAGTGGATACGGCACTGGACGACCCGCCCGAAGGTTCTAGAACGAACGATACAGAGCTGGGACTTTACCTTCAAGGACACGGCGAAAAGCGACAACGTCAGCGGGCAGGTATGGGCGAAGATCGGTTCGGACTTCTACTTGCTGGACAACGACACCGAAAAGATGGATTTCGTCGGGCAGGTGAGGGCTATGCAGCGCCTCACTTCGAAGTGGCCGGAAGCGCTCGAGAAGGTCGTGGAAGACAAGGCGAACGGCCCGGCGATAATATCGGCGCTCGGTTCGAGAATCCCGGGAATCATACCCTACAATCCACGCGGCAGCAAGACCGCGAGGGCCTACGCGATATCCCCGCTTTTCGAGGCGGGGAACGTCTATTTGCCGCCGATGGACGAGGAACACCCTTGGGTAAAGTCCTTCATCGACGAACTTCTAGCGTTCCCGAACGGGGCGCATGACGACCAGGTGGACGCAATGACGCAGGCCCTCGATACGCTAGCCACACCGAACGGCGGCAGCGTCCTCGACCTTTTATAACAAAAACAGGAGATAGAATAATGGCAAAGAAAACAGCTGTAAAAGACGTGGCCGTCGTGACGGACGGTGCATACGAGAACTCTATGACGGGTCTTGGGAAGCGCGGTATGGACAAGTCCGCGCATACGAAGGCCGTGCCGTACACCCCGACAAACCTTGTCGAGATGGCCCGTATGAAGGTGCAGGACGGTATCGCCGCGTTCCTCGTCGACGGTTTCCCCGAAGCGGCGCTGATGAAGGACATTACCATCATCAACGACAAGGGCGGCGAGGCATTGAAGAAGGCCGGCGAACTGGGGCTTATCAAGGCGCTGAAGAAGGCCGGATCCAACATCCGTCTCACCGGCGGTTCGGTAGTCGTTACCGAGTACGAGGGCGACACGCAGGATACGCTGAAGAGGGCTCCTTCCGCGAATGCGAAAGTGAAGGGGTACAGCGTTTATTCCGCGGGGAAGGTTGACCTGTCGCAGGCCGACTTCAAGGACGGAAGGAAGGACCCGCGCATTTTCCGTATGCGCAACATCGGCGGCGGTACTGTGGATGTCCATTTTTCCCGTTGCACCGTGTTCAAGGGCGAGGAACTTCCGGACGTCATCGAGAACAATTTGCGCGAGGCGTACTTCGGCGTTTCTTCTCTAAGGAAAGTGGAACAGGACTTGAAGGACCTTGGGGCCGTAACCGGAGCCGTCGTCAACATGGCGCAGGAAACGGGGACGCTGCTCATGAGGATGAGCAACCTCGGCCTGCTCCTTTCGAAGCCGGATTGCGGCGTGGACGATATCCACAAGGTCATGAGCCTGCTGAAACTCACCATGAACAGCATGCGCGCGGCGTTCGCTGGCAAGGACGACGGTTTCGAAATACTGACCCACAATTTCGCCGGCCTCCCGGAAATCATGACGAAGCTCATGTCCATCGTTTCGGCAAAGGGCCGTTGCCCCATGAGCATCCTTTTCGGTCAGAGCGCGACAGGCCTCGCGCAGACGAACGAGGGCGACATCGAGGAATGGGCGCAGTCCGTCAGCATGTGGAGAAGCGACTACCTCTATGACGGTGCTTGCAGGCTTATCGCCGACATGGCAAGGAGGAACCTCAATTCCGACCTCTCCGAATTTACATGGGGCGAGATCGACGAAATGACCGTGAAGCAGCTTCTCGAGGCGAAGAAATTGCAGGCCGAAACTTTCAATATGTACTACAACATGGGCTCTGCATCGAGCGAAGAAATCCGCGAGACCGTTTTTGTCAACGGCCACGGTTGGGAACTCAGCGTAAGAAAGTAAAATGGGAGGAAAGGGCAAATGAACGACCTCGTAAGATTCGCAAGGAGCGTAGAGTACGCGACGGGTAAGAAGCGCGGCAGGCACCCCGTCTTCAATTCGAACATGTTCTATCCGTACAAGGAGGAACTACAGCTACAGCAGGCGACCAAGAAGCAGTTCGAGCGCTTCATCGCGGAAGCCTACGAGGCCGCGATTTCCGGCGAGGCCTTCGCGTTCACCGACGACCTCAATGCCCTTTCCAACCTCCCGGAAGAACTTCCGGATTCATTCAAGTCGGAAGTGTCCGCAATAGGGCGGGCCATCGGTCAGAAGGTCTCGAACGTGATAGCGAACTCTTCCGAAATGATTGTCGGTAAGCCTTACTACCCGCCAGCGGCGAAGGATGAAATATTCAAGACATGGGAAGCGAATTTCGACATGCTCTGCAAGAGCGCCGAGTCCGACATAAAGAAGGACATTTCCAGGATCGTTTTGCAGGCGAAGAACGAAGGTTGGAACGGAAAGCAGGTCGAAAAGGCCGTGAGAAGCGAGCTTCCCGAGAAGTACAAGAACCGCGCCGAGGTAATCGCTAGGACGGAGGCGGCGAAGCTGAACACGCAGGCGACCATGTCAACGTACAAGGAAATCGGCTGCCAGTACTACATGTGGATGGCTACGCTAGACGAGCGCGTCCGCCCGGATCACGCGGCTATGAACGGCAGGATTTGCAGCGTGTCAGACCCGACCGTTTACTTCGACGAGAACCCCGACGACCCGTTGCACCCTGTGGAGAAGCCGAGGGTGGATGGCGAAATGTGCATGCTCCACCCCGGCGAGGACTTCCAGTGCCGTTGCACGATGGTAATGTGGGACCCCGAAATAGACGGAAAATACGAGGTGAAGGAAAAGCCAGCTGAGGAAAAGACAGAGGAACACGAACAGCGTACCGAAAACGACCCTGCAAGCCGAGAACTTGAAAAGGCTAATGAAAGGCTAGCCCGGCAGGAAAAAGAGCTTGAGCGAGCCAAAAACGAGGCAAAAACAGCCGAGAAGGAACTTGCGAACGAAAAGAGCGCGAGGCAGGCCGCGGAAAAGGCGAAAACCGAAGCCGAGGTTGCACGGAAGGAGGCGGAGCGCAAGGCAACCGAGGAGGAACGCAGGAAGCGCATTCTTCAGGCGGCGAACGAACGGCACTTGAGGAGGACTAGGCCGGAAGTGGAAGGAATACAGTACCGCTGGGACCTACGGAAGGATGAACGTAGCTACGACGTTGCCCATCGCGAGTTTTTCAGACATGTCGAAAAGGAGCTTGGTGTAAAAAGGGGTATATCAAAGAGCCATGTCGACGCGAACTCCAGAATGGAGAATCCGAAATACTCGCTAGGAACTCCGGAGTACAGGAACAACTGTCAGACCTGTGTCCCTGTCTACCTTTTAAGGAGGTGGGGCTTCGATGTCGAGGCGTTGAGCTTTTCTACCTACAAACGCCTCAACTTGTTTTGGACAAGACGGTATTTAAACAAGGACGGGACGGCTATCGATTTAAGTGGAGCATGGTCCACCGCCTACGACAAGAACATAAAAAATAGCGGGTTGATGACGTTTTTCAAGAGGTCAACGAAGGAAAGTGGTATATACGAGGTCTATTGCGCCTGGAAGGACGGTGGAGCACACGTGTTCTGCGCCATCAAGGAAAACGGTGTCCTCGTCCTGCATGATCCGCAATCCGGCCTAGCTGTCAGGCCGGAGGAATACTTTCCGGGAATGCGCCCGACAAAAGTGTACGTCGAAAGGATAGACGACAAGATTATAGACTTGAAAATGTTAGGAGCCTTTAAGGTCAAGTAAGCCGAATATAAGTTTTGGGTCGCTTATGTTCGAGAAGGCCCCTTCTTTAACCCCGTATAGCAAGGGCAGCCCAGTCGGACCCGGAATCTCTTCGTAATCCTGCTTGTGAAAAAAACGGAAAACAAATCCGAAGATTCTGTCGTAGGTGATGTATTCAACCTCGGACCCGGATTCCTTAGCCTTTTTTTTTGCTAGGCTTGTCGCCTGTTCGATTGTGAGCATGATTCCATTCCTCCATGATGAAGCTGGGAACGCTTCCTTCTCAGCTTACAAGTTAAATAAATCTCCCTTCAAAGTCAAGTATAAAAAAACAGCGCCGCGCCCTTGGGGGAAAGGAGATGAAAGAAGCCCCTCGGACGCGACGCGAACGATTAGAAGCTACACGGCGACGCGGGCGAACACCTCGTCAAATTCCGGGTGGTGTGTCTTGGACATGCCGCCTTCGAAGAGTATGTCCTGTACGGTAACGAGCGCCGTTTCCGCCTGCCTTGCGATGCCGCCCATGATGAGCGAACGTTCGTATGCGGCGGTCTTCTTCACGCCGTGCTGATGTGCGCCCTGGATTGCGTTGTAGAGGTTCCAGCCGGTGAGGACTTCGAGGCGACCGTCGTCGGCGCGGTTGAAGGTCTGGATGACGTTGATTACGGCGCGTTCCCAGTGGTTGCGGGTGCGTTCGGTGATTTCCTCGCCTTCCTTCTTGGCGGGGAAGGGGAGCATGCGCGCCATCGCTTCCTTCGCTTCTTCCATAGTGATGCGGCGGTCGGCGAGGCGGTTGTAGGCTACTTCGGAAGAGTGGAAAACGCCCTCGGCGAGGTGGAGGGCCTGCGCCACTTCGCGGAGGCGGCCCTGTCCCTTCGCGTCGTGACGGATAGAGATGATGCGGTTGTTGCGGGCGGCCTCGTTGATGGCCTTGGAAATTTGGTTCTGACAGAAGAAGCGGTACGGGGTGACGAGGATCTGCATGCTGCGCGAACCGTCATGCGAGTTCACAACGGAAAGGTAGCGCCCGACCTTGTCGCCCGTCGCGCCGATATCCATCGAGTCGCCGAGGCTGACCTGCGCATAGACACCGGCCCCGTTGCCCCAGCTTCCGATGTTCTTGAAGTCGATATCCGCGATGTCGGCCATTTCGCCGATGACGCTGAATGCGTCCTCGTTCTGCACGGGGATGTACTGGTCGGTGAAGCTGCGCCCGTGGATGACAGCTTCGACACCGTGCTTGTCGGAGCGTACCGGTGTGAACATTCCGGTAGGGACGTACACGCCGTCGACGAGGGCGAAGGTTTCCGCCATTTCGGCCTTGAAGTTGAGGCTCTTGGAAGCGAGGGCGGTATTGACTTTTTCGAGGATGTTGGTATTCATTTTATCATCTCCTTTGGATTGATGTTGTTTGGTTTTGGTTTATTTTGATTCGAGGTCTTCGGGGCCGCGAACCCCCGAAAGCGCTTTAGACCTTTTTTTATTGCCTGGCAAACTCGTTCTCCGCAAAGTATTTCTTTACCGTAGCCGTGAACGGGTCTATGATATTGAACTCGGGGCGGTGTTTCAGCCCGACAAGGGTCTGGACGTAGCTGACGGCGGCATCAAGGCATTCGTGCGCGTAGTTCCTTGATTCGCCGAACAGAGGCTTTTCGAACCTGATGACCAGTACGCTCTGAATCGTGTCCGGTTCAACCCTGTGGGCGATGTACTGTTCGTTGAGGACTTCGCTCACTTCGCGGGCCATTCTTTTGTAAAGGTTTGTGTAAATCATCTTATACCTCCTTGGCCGAAACTTCAATCCTTTCCAGGAGCCCTTCGAGCGTTTTGACGCGCCCTAAAAATTCATTTGACTTTTCTTCCCTTCCGTTTTGACGGGACGATAAGGCGAGACCGAAGTAGAAGTCTATCTTGCTTTTGATGGTTTCCTTGAGGGCGTTGAAATCGCTTTCTTCGATTCTTATTTCGAACATTTTAGGCCTCCTTATTAGTCGTAAAGACCGTTCTTTTTGTTGATGTTGTAGCGGCAGTTCCCTGTCCAAAAATCTTCGTCCAAGAACTTCGTACCGTCCAATTTTGCCACGACCCAACCGTCGCAGTAGTAATCGCCCGTATCGTCCATTTCGATGAGGCCCTTCTTTTCAAGGTCGCTGAGGTAGCCCTTGATCTGATTTTTAGAAAGCCCGTTGACACCCCAAGGGATGTCAAATTCGCAGCCGGTATCACCGTAGATTCCTTCGACGCAGGCATTGTAAACGGCGGTTTCGTTTTCGTTCAAGCTGATCATATTAGGCCTTCTTTCTATTGTCTTCAAGGCATTTCTTGCAAACGTAGGCGTAAGGGAACCCGACCGTTCTTCCGCCGCGAATGTATACGAGGTTTCGGGTTGTTCCGCAGACTTGGCAAATTTCGTCGCACGCATTGTTAAAGATTTTATGGGTCATTTTTTCACCTCTTCTTTTTCGTTTCGGGCCTTATCGCCCTCACGAAAATAAATATACCTAATTTTTTATTAAAAATATAGGTTTATTACAGAAAAAGTTAAAATAAATTCACAAAGGACAAAAAACCGTACTTAATTACGAAATTAGTACGGTTGGTTTAAATTTTTTTACAAAACTTTAAAGTCTTTTTTCCAGGAAACGGATTCTTCACGGCCTGTTTTCAACCCCTTTTTTGTATTCGATTCCGTTCGATTCTATGAACTTGTCCACTTCTAGCTTCGGCACGACCTTGAAAACATCCTCTTCCGGCATTATGGCGCAGCCGCCCCAGCTACCGTGGATCTGACCGTCGCTGTCTATGTGGTCGACGACCCCGACACGGTTTTTGTATGTGGATTCGCCCTTCATCGAAATTATCTTTATGAGGTCGCCCCTTATGATTGAACCTTTTTTCATATTGCGTTTTTCCTTTTGCCGTTTTGAATCCTAATTGTTCCCCCGCTTTATGTAGAAGGGTTCCCCACTATACTTTGCCACAAGTTCCACGGACTGTTCGTTGCAGTGTTTCATGGAAACATGGAACGAATCGATATTCAACGGATTGAAGCCCTTGAACCCGCCCCAATCGCTGTAATGGACAGGCGAAACATAATTTCCGGCCTTTTCAGCGGCTTCCATCAGCTTTACCATACACCTAGCCGCGGCAAGCCTGGATGTGAACGGATATACCACCGTGAAGGCCTCCGCTTCATTTCCATATTGCTTATGGATGACGAAATAAATTGGTTTGCGCCCGGTCATTTCGTTCCCTCCTTGTAGCCCCACCTTACTTCGAGAATAGAATCATGGTGGACGAAAATTCGACGGCCCTTTGAGTCTACGCCGTAGATGCCGCTGCCGTCGTCCTTTTCGCCTGGAAATTCCACTCCTTTGACCGGCGTTGACCGGATTGTTTCTCCGGTGGGCGAGTCTACGTTCCTGAACTTGTAGGCCACGGACATGCCGGGTTCCCATTTCATTTCCTTGAACTTTTCGAGTGTCATTTTGTTTCCTCCATCATCTTCCTAAAACACGGAGCGCAAATATCGACCTCCTTGATGATCTTGTTCGCCATTTTGCCGTTCTCAATCTTTGTAACGGTGAGATGGTAAACTTCGCCTTGGTCGCTACGGTTTGTCAGGCACTTGTCACATACGTGTGTAACCATTACGCCACCATCCTTATATTGAAAGTTTCAATCCATTTTTTCAGCGCGTTCTTGGCGCGTTGCGGAGCGTTGAAATCGCGTTTCCGTTCGTCGCCGTAAAACTGGCCGAGCTTGAACTTCTTGCCCTTGCGGACGAGTTCTGCGGTCGCAAGCGGTTCGCCCTTGTATTCGACGAATACGAGTATGCACTTGTTGCTTATGACCTTTCCGACGTAGTCGCCGGCTATAAGGCACTGGTGGAGCGCCTCGGCCTGCCTTGCTACCGTTTCGACGTCACGCGGTACGAATACCGAAAGCCCGCGCGATTCCAGTTTCTTTGAAACGTATTTCTTTACGGTGCTGAAGTACTGTTCGTTTTTCGCCTTCATTTCCTCGGCCTTCTTTATTGCCCGGACGTTCATGACCTCCTTCATAACCTTGTCGTGCGCTTTCTTTAGATTTTTCGGGAAATGCCAGTAAGGGTCTTTCATGTCGTGCCCGCATTCCTTCGCCATGTTCATGTAGTCTATGTACGTTGAACGCAGGCGGTTGCCTAGATAGACCCATTCGGGGTAGGTGAGGTAGCCGCCCCTGTAGTTGCATCTGTTCGAACATTTCCAGGGCTTCAGCTGTTCCGGTTCTATACGGTTTTGGATGCAAACCCGTATGTCGTTCAGAGTGAGCTCGTTGTCATCCGGGTGGCTCCTTACGAAGTTTATTATAGACGCCTTGTCCTTCGCGCTGTACGTTCTTGTATTGAAGGCGAGAACCTTCCACCCCTGAGAAACAAGCGCCTCGAACGCGGAAGGGTTCTTTTTCCAGATTGGAAGAGCCTTGAAGATTTCGTGGTTCGTCAGCTTGGATTTCTTTAGGACGTACTTGAAATCGGGATACTTCGAGAGTATGGTTTCCTTGTCGTTTTCTTCCGGGTAGCAATAATAGGAGAGCCCTTCATGGCTCCCATTGTATTCCCACCACGGATCAATTTCCGCGATGTAGGACTTGAACCATCTTCCGCCGCTGTAGCGCTGGCCGGGGATTGCCATACACCAACCGTTCAGCGGCGTTGGTTCGATGTTTCTGACCATGCACTTACCCGATTCGTAAATCTTGGCGACTTCCATGCTGAAGTTTTTGACGGTCCCCGTGACGGTTCTTACAAGTTCGCCATTTTCGATAGTCACCTTTTCGGAACGCTCAAAATGGTTCATTTCGCAACCCCCATCGCCGCAAAAAAGTCGAGCTGGCCTTCCACCTGTTCCGGGGCCTTCCTAATCTCGGTCTTCGGATCGTCATTTTCCGGTTTGGCGGCTTCGTCTTTCTTCTTTTCGGTCTTCGGTTCTTCCTTTTCGTTCTTCCACATCTCGTCGTTGAAGTAGTCGCGGGCCATACGGAATACCGTTTCGCTCGAAACAGCGCCCGAAAGGGTCCCCACGCCGTTGACGGATTTTGCGGCCTTCCTTCCGCCCAGCATTTCGCAGACATAGACCTTGATGTGTTCAATGCAGGCGTCTATTCGCTCCGGGACAAACTTCGGACAGCTTGCGGCGAGGTGCTTCACGATTTCCGTTTTCAAGAAATCGTCGTTCGCCTTTTCGGCCTGCCGGTACATCTTTATGTAATCTTGGTTCGGTTTCATTTTACACCTCCTTCCTACGCGATTGCCGCTTGGTACTTTTCGAGTACGCAGTTTTCGATATGTTCTTTCAATTGCTTGGTGATTGGGAGTACGATGCTTTTGAAGCCCTCGCCCTTGTAGAAGGGGTCGTTGGGATAGCCGACGTACAGACCGTTTTCACCCTCCATGATGCGGATACCTCGAACCATGAACTGGTCATTGAGCACTACCTGTGCAAATCCCTTGATATGGCCGAGGTTCGGGCTTTCCTTGAACGGGAACACCTGTACGTCCGTAACGGCGAGGCAGTCGAATACGTAACCAGGCGTCAACGATTCGTGTCTACCCTGTTCCGGTTCCGCCGTTTCCGGCGTTCCGCCTTTCGGCGACAGCGCGGCGAGGCGTTCCTTCAGGAGCTCGTTCTCGGCCTGGAGTTCCTGCGCCTTCTCGCCGATGGCCTTTATCATTGCGCCCATCCGTCTCGCCCGGTCGAGTTCCATCTGCAGCTCGGGGAGCGTCTTTTCTTCGGTTTTAGTTTTTTTCGTTTCCATCTTGACCTCTTTCTTCTTGTTGTTGTTTCGGCCTAGACCTGCGAGGCCGTCTGCTTGATGTCGTGAATCAATGCGGACATCTTGACGGCGTTCTTGCCTTCGAATGTGAAGTTCTTTCCCGTTCTAACCATAGCGCAACGCCCTCCCTAGTACTCGCACTGCGTGAGCATCAGGTAGCCTTCCGGGTGGTTCCTGGTGTACATCTTCTGTATCTTGGAAAGCACGAACTCGCATTCCCTGTCCGTGAGCGAGGCCGTTTCCCCGTTCTCGGCCCGGTTGACTACAAGCAGGCTTCCGACGAACATCACCCTTCCGAGGTTGTCGATTGCCGAAATCTTGTTGCTTTCCTTGTAGGTCCCTTCCTCGTCGCATACGATGTCGAAGCGCCTGTTGCTGCGGTTGTAGCCGATAGTGCGCGGGACAACCTCTATGCGTTCGCAGTGGAGGAGGTCGTAGTACTGTTGCAGCCGCGGTTCGAACTCCACTACCTTCGCCTCGTCGTTCTCGATGTCGAGCAGCACGCCCTTGATTTTCTGTTCGTTTGCCATTTTTTCACCCTTCGATTTTACATACACGTTCGATTTTCACAACCCCGTCTTCCGGCGTGACGGCAAGCCTTCCGCCGTACCAGTCGGACCAGAACGCCATCTCGGCGTCGCACTTTTTCCCGTGCGGGTAGGATCGCTCGAATTTTTGCGTGTGGCCCTTTAGCCTGTAGATGAATTTCCACATGTTACGCCCCCTTCCTGGAATCGAGTTCTGCCTTGACCTTCTCGATGATTGTTTCGTCCTTCGCGGCGGCGAGCAATTTCTTCAGAAATTCAACGCGGTAGCCCTTGAAGTTCGAGCGGCTGTTGAACAGGTAGCGCTTTCCCATGTACACGTACTTCATGCTATTCCTCCCATTCTTCTTCGCTTTCCTCGTCATCTTCGTCCTCGCCGGTGGCGACCTCCTCGTATTTCTTGTTGACATCCTTTCCCAAGTCGAGAAGGAACAGGCCGGTGTCACCTTCGGTCTTGAACTGGACCGGGCCGGAGTAGTCCCTGACAACGAGCCCGAGTTCCTCGAAGCCTTCTTTCGTGCAGTATTCAAGCGGTATGGCGGCAAGACAACCGGCATCGACGCCGTAACTCATGAGTTTGCCTCTGTAGAACCCGTCGCCGTAGGCGGTGGAGTCTACCACCATGATTTCCTTGCCATCGTGGAAAAACTTTCCGTCGTTGCACCAGCGGCCTTCTGTCTTCTCTCGTTCGCGACCCCATTCAATCCAGGCCGAGTAAAGTTTTTCATCGAGGGCGTAGCATGGGTCGCCGAAGTAGAAGCCGTTCGGGCATGCGATACTTTCATTGATTCCGGTAGTGTTTGCCATCTTATGCCTCCAGTTCCTTTGTGTAGGAGCTTTTGTAAGTTTCCTGCTGCGCGGTCCAGGCAGCCTTGATTTCTTCGGTCAGGAGTTCCGTTCCGAGCTCGACGAAGTCGCGTTCGTAGCATCCTCCCTGAGTCTCGTTGTACGCCTTGTTGATGTTGCTCACAAGGCTCTTAATCGTGGTGATATGTCCTGCAAGCTTGACTTTGCTGTTCCAGCTATTTCCGCACTCGAGAGTGTACGAAAAAGCGCTACGGAGCTGTTCTATGGTGCCTACCCATAGGGTCCGACGTCCACGGTGGTACTTGACGAGCGCGGTGAGTTTTACTTTTTCCTGTTCCATCTTATCATCTCCTTGAGTTTGTTTCGGCTTGCCATCATCGGTGCGCGTGGAGCCGCCGCCGCGCAGACGGGCTTGCGCCCGTTTCGGCTATATTAGTGTGAAAGCGCCTCGTAAACTTCCCATGTTTCATAGCGAAGTCCATCACCGTCCCACATGGGCCCGCAATAGTCCGGGAGTTCAGGTTGATTGTCAAGTTCCGCACGAGGGGCGCAGCAGCCTCGGTCGCGGAGTTCGCTAAGATCCTCGCTTTTGCCGTTTGCGAATTTCCACAAGTCTTCGACCTCGTAGGTTCCAGCCAGTTTCCCGCCACAAACAGTTGCTTTCATTTTATGCCTCCTTATGCCGCAAGGTTCTCGCTAACCCACTTCTTTGCCTCTTCGAGCGTGCGGAAGCTCTTTTTGGTTGGGACCATTTCTCCGTTCTTCCCGTTTCTGTACCAAGCTTCATATTTGATGCTTTTCCAGCCAAAGTAATGGACTCCGGCATAATTTCCGTTGTCGCGCTGCGGACCTTCTTTTTTTTCGTCCCAGCTGGAATAGAAACGGCATTTCTCGCTGATTACGCTCTTGTAAAGTTTGATAGTCTTCATCTTATCACCTCTTTCTTTTGTTCCGGGGTTGATTCCCTTTCATGTTTATAAATATACCTAATTTTTTATTAAAAAGTTTGGTTTAATTAGAAAAAAGTAAAATAAAATTGACATAGCACGAAAAACCGTACTTTGCACACAAATTTCCGTAATTGGTTTAAAAATTTTTACAAAACTTTTAATAGGGTTTCCGGGCGAAAATGACGGCCCATTCCCGGCTGTATGCACTTTTTTATGCACTTTTCGGAAAAGATTTTTTAAAACTGTATAAATGAAAGTGAAAGCAAGTGAAAGTACACGAAAGTGTACGAACGTTGTTTTTAGCCCGAAAAAGTATTTTACAAGAAATATCCACAAAAATGAAAAATCACTTCCATAAATTTTCTTGTTTTCGTAGAATCCCGCAGTATTATGGGCTTCTAGACGTGTATGAACGTTTTTATACATTTTCTGAACAAAAAAGCCCGGATTCTTCATCCGAGCCGCTAGTCCTACTTCAATTATAGTCTTTCCGGCTTCCATTGTCAATACCTATTTGTAGACTTTTTTCAATGCCGCTTCCGAGTCCGTGTCGAGTATGTGCCCGTAGATATCCAGTGTCATCGTGATATTCTCATGGCGCATCAATGTCTGCACGATCTTCACGTTCACGTTTTCGCGGACTAGGTTCGAGCCGAACGAATGACGGAACCTGTGCGCGTGCGCCTCGCCGGGGAACCCTTCGGGTATCGCCTCCTTGGCTTTGCGTTTCAGCATGTAGCTGGAGTACCGGAAGTTCCATTCCCCTTCGTACCGTTCTATTTCGCGCTGTAGCCTCGGGCATACGGGTATCTCCGCGGGCTTGTCGCCCTTCCCGATAACGTGTATTTTGCCTTCGTAGATTTTCTCGGGCCTCATTGCCTTTGCCTCGCTCACGCGGAGTCCGGCGAACGCCATGAACGACCAAAGGAGCCGGGTCCGTGGGTTTGGCGCGTTCGCGATGATCCTATCAATCTGTTCTTTTGTCCAAAAATCCCTCAGTTTCTTCTTGATTTTCCTTTTAGGGATGGCCTTCTTTATCGGGCTTTGCGGCAATATTTCAAGGACATCGACCATGTAGTTGAAAAACGTCGTGAGGTTGACCTTCTTGTTCCTGTAGGTCGTTGATGAGTTTCCCGCCGTAGCTTCGACGAACGCTTCGTTTATTTCCTTTGTCGTTAATTCGCATACCTTCCTGTTGAACAGCTTGGACAACGCCCTTACGCTGTTCATGTAGGTGACTATGCTCCAGGCCTTCGTTCCCTTCGCCCGTTCGTACTGTTCGAACTTGATTGCGGCTTCGCCGAGCGTCATTGTCTCGGCCTCGTCCTTGAGGTCGAAGTCGCCGGCCTTCAGGCGTTCCTGCATTATCTGCTTCGCCTCGCTCTTGCTCGTCGTCCCGAGGCTGAAATAGTGTACGCAGTTTTTTTTTCTTGGGTCGGGTACGCGGGCGCTCCACGTCATGATTCCTTTGGACTTGTTTTTTTGGACTAGCGTTATGGACATTGATTACCTTGTCTGTTTCTGCTTCCTGTTTCTTTTTGAACGGCGTTCAAGCCACCCCAATATAGAACCCTTGCTGTAAAGGTTTCCTCCGGGGTGTTTCAGCGGTTCGATATTGTTGTTCTTTATTTCCTTCGACAGGGTTGTCATCCCTATCCCCATGACTTTCAGTACCCCGGTCGTCGTGTAGTATTCGTCGTCCGCGAAGATGACCGTATCCTGCTTGAAGTCTAGCTTTGTTGTAAGCATGTTGTTTTCCCCTTGTTAAAACTTCTGCGCGTCCCACGAGTGCTTCGTGAGCCACCACTTGTTGGGCAGCGTAGGGATTATCTTGTGAGCCATACGCTTGTCGTCCTCAGTTACTGTCCTGCGGTCCCTTGGTCCCATGTAATAATGTTCCAAACCCAAATGGACGGCCTCGCAAATTTTGAATGTCTGTTTATCCATTGCCATTGTCTGTTTCTCCTATATTTAAAACCACCTTGATTTTTTCCACTTCGGCCTTTTCGATCATCCCGAAGTCAATCTTGACGTTGACATCCTTTGCAAAAGCCTTGATTGCCAGCATCTGCCTTGCGTTTTCCATGCAGTTCCAGCAAACGAATAATTCCGGCTGCAAGATTTCGCATGCTTGTTGATATACTTTTTGTTGGCATACGACACATTTGTTTGTATAGAATTTCATTCCCATTATTAATCATCCCTCTTTGCTGTAGCTTCTTCAACCCACTTGTCGAGGTCTTTCTTTTTCCAGTTTTGGATTTGACCGTTCTCGTCGATATCCATGATAATGTAATCGCCATAACCGCTATCGGCGGGGCAAAGAAAGTCGGGAACATAACCGTCTTTTTCGTTGTCGCAAATTTTCTTTCCGTCCAGGAAGTAATCGGCGTGGCAACCGTCGCAAACCTTGTAATGCACATGGGCCGTGTTACCCTTGGGCCAGTTGAGAATCACGCCGTGTTCGGCATCAATTTCAAGGCACCAGTCCCAGGAATCTTCGGGTTTGATGTTTTCGCCTTCGCGTTTAACTACGCATGGCATACGAGGCTTTACGCCTTCTTCCTGTTCTTCCCAGGAAATATCGTTTTCTCCGTTTACGATGGAATCTTCGTAATATCGCACTTCGGCGCGAACCTTGACGATCGGGCCGCTTTCGTCCACGATGTTATAGGTGTTTTCAAAAATATCGGGCTTGCACGGGAAAAACTCGCCTTTCACGCCCTTGATGATGTAGTCGCCTACGCTTGCCAGCATATCGCCTTCAAGCGTTGAAATTACAAGTCTCTTGTCTTCGTCTTTTTCTCCACCGATGTAAGAAGAACCGACAAAAGACTTTACTTCTTCAATGTTTTCTCCGTCCCACTTGACGGCTTCGATTGTTACAGGTTTCTTTGTCGCTTTGATTTTCATTTTGTTATCTCCTATAGTTCGGTTCCCCGCCTTTCGAATCGGGAATCCAGTTGCTTTTGCTGTCGTCCTTTAGGGTTTTTATCGCCTTGCAGCAATCCGGGCAAATAGCGCGATTGTCGCCAATACCCCTAAGTTCGAATCCTTTACCGCAGACGATACAGCGTCTTCCGATCGTGTAGCGGTTATCCCCTAATGGGATACAACAGTTTGGGTCAGGTCTGCTCATTTATTCTACCTCCAAAATTTTTCAATGATTCCTCTGCTAACTAGACCTCTTATCGCGCTTTCAGCGCTTTTTACGCTACAATAATGTGTCGGTACAATGTTTAGAAGTTGTTTAAGGTTGTAGTCTGGATGATTCTTGGCTTCTATCCTAAGCGCGTCCATTGATCTCGAAAAAGGAGTAGAACGCTTCCCAATTTTGCTGCCTGCTGGTGTTCTATTTTCTCCGATTCTTGAAAAAATATTCTTCCAAAAATCTAAATCAGCAGGGAACTTGTATATTTTTTCTCCAAAATAAAAATCTTCTCCAATAAACGGATTGCACAATTTGTCTGCGAAATTTGCAGTATCATCAGATACACCGATTACTCCAAGGCCAAGGGAATAAGCAACAGTCCTTTTTGGCGAGTAAAACCAATTTTTTAAACAGTCCCAAGGGACCGCGATAAAAGACATGGATGCTACATTACGCCATCTAGAGGCCTGTTCTAGAACTTCAAAATTGAAATGCAACTTTGCTTCGATGCAAAATACGTCTGTTCCGTTTTCATAAATCATGTCGCAGGAATTGCCGTAGATATCCATGCCCACTTCTTCGTGGAGAGTGAATCCTGGGAAAAGGTTTGAAGCCTTGACGATGTTGCACAGCTCTACTTCGGTCATTCTACCTCCTAGCCATCTCCTAAAAAGTGCCTAGTCAAAAGTCCTTCGTCATTATATTTGGCATACTCTTCCGGAGACATGGATTTTTTGTATTCCTCTATCGAGAATGGTTTACCGACTTTCATCATGTCTATAAACTCACGTTTGCGCCTTTTAAGAGCCTTCTTTTGCTTCCTTGTCTTAGGCTGTACATCAATATTGACTTTTCCGCTTGCTAGAGCGACTGCGATAATCCCAGTTGTCAATCCTGAGCTCATTTGTCCTCCGGGGCTTTAGGTGCTTGCATCCAGTATTTCACTCTATCGCAGTTCTTGTCTCCCATAAAAGGTTCGTTGTTCCAATAACCACGCCATTCGCAAATAACAGAGTAAAACCCGTTGCTTACAATAAAGTCTTCGCCTTCCATTTCTTCGCTTGGCTTTTCATCCGGGAACTTTCGCCACCGCTGACTATCTTCCAGCGTGCTGATGTAACCGTTCATCTTGGCGATTTGGATCGTGTGTTCGGAGTCCATGCGCTCCAGCTCCGCGATGCGATCCTGTGCCTTCACGTTCATTTCGCGCAGCGCCTTGACCTCGCTCGTCAGCGTGTCTATTTCCGCGGTTGCAGACTGCTTCGGAGTTCCTTGCAGAAGCGCGTGAAGTTGCTCGTTTTCGCGCTTGAGCGATTCGTATTCACTCTGCGGGACTTGGACGTAATATGGCGTGACGTGTTCTTGACCCGGATGCAGTGGATAGTTGTTTTCGTTGCTCATTGATTTTCTCCTTGCTATTGTAGATAAAGAAATTTTTTGTCGTTCTGTCGTTCGTCTTCCGCGTTTGAGTACCTTCCTCAAAGAATCCCTTAATTGTTGGATTGTCTTGTGTTTCATTCCTATATCTCCACGTATTGCCATGATTGCGGTGCGCGTTTCAGGCCGTATGTTTCAAGCGACATCGGTTCGCTGTATTTGTCGCTTTTAGATATTAGCCATCCAATGACGTGTCTAGAGTGTCCTTGGTATTTCCTCAAACTTTCTTCGTCAACACATCCGCATTTTATCATGGGTTCTGAATAAGTGAATATGCCGTATTCATTCATATTCAAACCAACGAAGCCTGCAACAATCACAAAACCAGTCACCTTCTTTACTGGTGCTGTTTCGTACAAGAAAACAATACCCGAATAACCTTTGGGAAATGTTTTTCTCCACTCTACAGTTTTCTCGCCGCTGTAGATTTTCTGCGCCCACTTGGGGTGGATTGATAGTAGTATCGCCTTGCTCATGAACCCTCCGTCATTGTCTTTTTGATCGTGTGCAGCTCGTGTGCGAGTGCGTTGCGCTCGACAAGCAGGGCGTCGTATGCATGGTGCCATTTTGACACCTCGCCGCGTAGCTGCTCGATGTAAGCGTCCTTTTCTTGTTCGGTCATCACTTTGCCTCCTTTAAGTCTATTGGTTTTCCTACCGTGGCGCAATGTTTAAACATTGCGCCGTCAAAGGTGATAGCCACAAGTCCGAAGTAACAAAGAGCGACCGCAGCGACATCTCTTTCTACTGGAGTTTCAAGTCCATTCCAGCAGAAAAGTCGTCGCGGTGGGATGAATATACCGCATTCCTTTAGTTCTTCACCAATCTCGTTGTTCAATACTCGCATATCACTTCGCCTCCTTGAACTTGTCCGCTAGGGCAAGCCAACGCTTTCGCCACTTGCACGCTCTATTTTCCCACTGAAATTGTCTTTCATATCCCGGTGTGCTATCTTTCCAATACTGCCACTTCCAATAGCACAGCTCCGCCATCGCCAAGCACCGCTTGTACTTGTCGTGTCGGGCTTCCTTTTCTACCCTTGCTTGAATCACGTAAGAGCCTAGTGCGTAATCGTGGACTTGCTTTTTCAGTTCCACAATTTCCGCATCTTTTTACGCAATAACCTTGTCGGCTTCGGACTTTAGGTAGACTTGAGAACGTTTATCACAGGGGCGTTCGAAGTAATCATCATACGCATCAGCTACGTGTCTTGATTTCAGTTCGCTCATTTGTACTCCTCCGCTTTCTTTCTGCACTTGTCTGCAACAATCTGCCATTTCTTTTGCAGCGTATTTAATTTATCCCATCCGCGGCAATTTCCGATTGCGAACATTATACCAGCGTCCCGAAGTATCTTACAGGCACTATCATTCGCTCTCATAGCTCTCGCCAGCCACAGCGCACACTGCGTCTTGCGGAGCTTCATGCCCAAGTCCACGTTGTCCGCGTACATTGACGCCTGCACGCTCTCCAGCTTCGCCTTGAGTTCCGCGATGGCGGCGTCTACTTCGGTTGCCTTATATACGGCGTGGTCGTGAATATTGTCGAAATTTTTCTTCGCATGAATTTCATCGACATACGCTAAATCATTTATTGAAAACACAAGCGGTTTCAGTTCGTCGCACTTCATACGCCCTCCGTCATTGTCTTTTTGATCGTGTGCAGCTCGTGTGCAATCGCATTGCGCTCGGTCAGCAGGGCGTCGTAGGCGTGATGCCACTTTGATACCTCGGCTTGTAGCTGCTCGATGTAAGCGTCCTTTTCTTCCAAAAGCTTGTGGACTTCAGCGGCGTTGTAATATTTTCCCTCTGGGCAAAATGGGTAGTCGTTCGCGATCCCTTTGCAGCAATCAAAAGTAGTGAGGTCTTTTTCTGTCATTTGTACTCCTCGGCTTTCGCCCTGCACATTTACGCTTGTTCGAGCTTCGTCAATTCGTTACGCATATTGACAACTGCTTCGTAGCACTTGCCGGATAGTTCGCTATCCTTGTAAGCCTTGGTTATAAGTTCTTCGCCTGTGCCGTAGAAGCATCCGACAGCCCACTTGTCATTAGAACGAGTCCACGTGAAGTATCGCATACTGCTCCATGTGTTCTTGTAGACTGCGTAATCCGAAGATTTTTCTACCTTAGCGTCGCCGTACACATCA